CATCAAAACTTAGCGAGCTTAGCGGAGTGTTCTTAACTGAAATACTTTCAAGGGTATCTGACTCGATACTAAAATCACTTGATTGAAAAGTGTACGTTTCATTCAACAAGCCGTATCCTACATCAGTACCACAAAACCGCACATTACCGTAATTTAAAAAGAAAAGTAAATCAACATACTGCTCATCGCCTACAAGACTTATGCGGGGATTTGCTGCATATACAGGCTTGATTCTTCTCGTACCGTACAGTTTCGGAAATTGTGCATATGGAGCAGGTTTATTTTTACTCGCTGATACACTCCGGATGTTTTGTCCTGCTACTGAGTCTTGACCCATTCCACCAATTCCGGGCATTTCGGCAGGGAATATTTCGTTTACAAGAAGTCCACCGGTTGTAGCCACTCCGGCAGCTGCAAGAGTGCCATAAATACCACCAATAGCCCCACCGGTAGCCATTGCCGCTACTGTCACGGCAAGCATTGCAATAGTACGGTCTTTGTTGCCTCCACCGCCGCCGCCTTGCGGACGCAGATAGATAGAGATTATATCGCCTTTCTCGGCGTTTACTATTTCGTATTTATCCTGAGAGATATATTTACCGTTTATCTTTATTTCAAAATTAGACTTATCTATATGCCCAAAAGTCTCACTTATATTTATCTTTTCGGCCGCTTTTACAGAAGCTAATTCCTTAAATATCATATGTAAATACTCCCTGTATTCTGTCTGTCCACCATTTCCTTGTATGTCTTTCTATTGCTGCATTTGTCCTCTCCATCACATGTAGCATTTTCCGCCCGTTCAACCAAATCCCTACGTGAAGATGTCCAGCAAAGAAGAAAACCATTATATCCCCTTGCTTCGGGGTCGTTGTTTTCCGTGCGTTTTCCTGTTCTCGTTTAAACAAGTTCACCGTGTTTGGGTCTCCTGTGTCTTTATATTCGAGTGTAAAATCTGTTAAATTAATTCCGTACTCTTCTTTATAAAACAGTCTAACCAAGCCCCAACAATCACAGCCCTTGAAATCAGAACCTTTTTCTTTAAACGGGATACCAACATATTTATTGAAATAAGCCATTCGCTACTCCCGGCACAAAAGCCCATTTCATCGCGGGCTCTTGTAAAAACCTTCTTTCAAAACCTAAATGAAAATTCACCGCTGCATCATCCCAATCTACATTAAGAACTGAGAAGTTATCCGGTCCGAGTTCTATATATGCATTCCCGGCTGTGTCAATCATAATAACATAAGTTTCAACATCCGGACTTGTGGGCTGTGTTTTTATCGTTGTAATTAAATCAGGGTCTACATTGCCGACGCTTATTGTCATTGTAGGTAGGCTATCCTCTTCTGCTGCCTGCATGTCTACACCGAAAGGGATAGGCTCGAAATAGTTACCATTTATTGTATAACCTACTTTGTCACCTATAATCCTGTACGGAGTACCGCCGTTCAGATTCGGGTGTGTTATTTTTAATGCGTATGTAAAGACATGGTCTATATTTTCTGAAAGTAATTGTTTCAAAGCATCTTGGCTTACAACCCTCAAGGCTTAACCTCCAAAAATAATGTCACATTCCACATTTTCAAACTGCCCCGTTTGTGATTATATGTAAATCTTTGAAAAAGCCTAACAGTTGCCGAGTTCCTTGTGATAGGATGTACCCATGTAAAATCAGCAGAACCATTAGACAAAGTATTGTCATAAAAATCATACAAAGTTTGTAGTTGTGTATCAGTCATCAACATAGGCAATTCGAATTTTTCATAATAAGCTGAGAATTTTCTGCGCTGAATAGGCGGTCCCCAACTCATCTCATAACGCTGAACGGTTTCGTCAGCTTCTGCACTTAAATCTAAAACATCTCCCATCTGCGGTAAATTACTTGGCCATGTAACCATGTTATCTCCTTATCGGGGATCTATCTATGTTAAAAGAATTCCGCATTGTCTTATCTGCCCCGCCTGTGCCAATAGTTTTTCTAACTTCATCTCTGACAAGTAAAGTAACGTTTGTTTTGCCATTCTTGTTCTCTGTTTTAGCTTCTATCTGTTCCCCACTTTGTCGTTGATCTATCACCTGCACATTTACATTCCCCATTGCTTTCATCTGTTCCTGAGTAAATACACCCTCACCATTCTTAAGTATCGCAGGTGTTTCATTCGCAGCAACACCGCCTGAGTGGAATTTTGGTACATCCCTTGTAAAGCTATAGTCAGCACCTACGATACCGCCTGAATGCATTCCAAAAGCTGTAGTGCCTCCTGCTCCAACATGAGCAGGCGCTCCGGTATTCATCCCGCCACCAAGGGATAAGTTAGAAAGGTTAGAAATAAGAGGTTGCACAATCATTGACCTAATAAGTTGCTTTTGTATCTGTCCCAAAACATCTTCTACAAGAGCTCCGAATTTTAAAAACTTGTCACTTGTGACGTCAAGAAAATTTGTAAAAGAACTTTCCATTTTATAAGTAACGGAAGAAGTCATGTTTTTAATACGATCTGCAACGTTTCCATATCTTCTGCTATATTCAGCCAATCCTTGATTAAGCCCGGCATAAATTGTGTTTATTTCTTTTCCGGACTGCTGTCCGTATGTGATCACGGTCTCAAAGCCTTTTGCAGTTTCCTTCTGTGTTTCGTTTAATTCTTTTGCTCGCTTGTCTGCTTTTTTAGCACCTTCTGCGTAAGACAGCCACATATCTTTCCAACCACGACCTGGAAAGCCCATTTCAGCATAAGACGGATATTCTGTTTTTGTGTCTGTACCGCCGCCACCACCGCCAGGACTCGGTTGTTTTCTATTTTGTAATACAGATAATTTTGTAAGTTCGTCAGTACCCTGTAAGCGGTAATCCATATTATTAAGACTGCCGATAACTTTAGCAAAATTTTGGTTAGTTTGTACATTACCACCCCAAGAACCACCACCTGAACCTACTTTATCATAAAGAAAATTAAAAAATCCTGCCTCATCTCTGCTGGGCATATTTTGACCGAATCCCCAATTTTTTGTCATTTCTTCTACATTTTGTAAGACGTAAGCCAACATTCCGCCGCCAACAGCACCACCAATACCGCCCATGCTACCGCCGAAATAAGTAGCCGCAATCACTTCCCAATTATCAATTAACTTTTGGAAACCTTTTGAATTTACAACATCCTCAATAGAGCTGCCAAATTCACGAATTTTTGAAGGTATATCCTGAGTTATAAAATCTTTGTTTGAACTAACCCATTCTGACATGTTTGTAGCAGCTTGACCAATTTCAGGGGCAAGAGATGCGACTGCGGCCGTTAGTGAATTTTTCACAACTAGTGAAAGATCATCAATGTTATCTTTCGCCTGCTCAGTATTTCTTAACAAACCGTCTTTTATCTCTATATCTAATCGCTCATATCTTTTTGATAAAGTTTCAACGTTATCAATCATGTTTGTCATAGCAACGCCTGCTGTTCTTGAAAAAGCAGCAGATGAAAGCGCAGCACGTTCAGACTGATTTTCTATACCCTGCAATGCACGGAAATATAAATCTAATGCTTCCGATGTACTGTTAGTCTGTATTAACTGTTCTCTTAGTTGATTATTATTCTTTTTTAGAATTGTATTAAGTGCGCCTGTGTCATTTTTAAGCTCACCAAGACGTTTTGTGAAAGCTGAAAAACCTTGTTCAAGTGCGCTTGTTTCAACGCCTGAGCGTTCAGCAATATAGATATATTTTTGTAATGCACTTGTGCTTATACCGATAGAATCAGCAGTTTTAGCAATAGCGTCAGCAGCTTCTAAATTGCGATATACGAGATAGCCAAGACCGGAAGCACCTGCAACAGATCCAATAACTGTTTTTAGATTAAGCATTTTTTTACGATAATGCTTAACAGACTTGCCAAACTTATCCCAACTGCGCTCCATTTTTGCAAGACTGCGGTTAGTTCTCGATGCGAAAGATTTGGTTGTTCTCTCGGCATCCTTAATATTCTTGTTAAAAGATGAAGAATTTAACCGTAAGTCTGCAACTAAACTGCCTATATTAGCCACTTAATCCCTCTAACATATGAATTATTTTTTGTTGCTTTTGCTCTTCCTCTCTCTCCAATTCAGCCTCCGTTTTAGGTCTTAAAGCAAAATCATGAGGTTCATACGGCTTCTTTCGTGACTTTGAGTCTCGGTTGATTTCTGCATGAATACTGCATAATTGACCAAAACGGTAATCTTGTTTGTAATCGCCCCATCCATTCTCGATATTCCAAAATGCCTCTAATTCTGTAAGCTCCTCTGAACTTAAATAACGCAGTAAAAATTTTGGATGCGGGAATCCAAGACTTATTGCAATTCGCCATCTTACAAGTTTTCTTGGATTCCTTATTAGTTTTTTTCAACACTCTCCCTCTCCGTCCCAAAAACTTTGTTAAGTTTGTTTGCAGCCTCGAATATCCTGTCAAGCGCTTTTCCGTTCTTTTTGCCAAGTTGTTTAATCTCATTAAAAGTAAACATACGCTCTTTCTTCTCATCAACTATAGTTGCAGCAGCAAGCGCAGCCCTCAGATGCATAAAGTTTCCTTCCTGCCTTTTTTCTTCAAGTTGGGCAAGATACTGTTCAAACTCGTCACGTGCATCACCTGTTAGTTCTGTCACGAATACTGAGCCGTTCCACTCCGGTATTTCGACCTCTTCCATTTTCAAGTCATCTGCTTTTAAAATATCAGATTTTGTTAAGCTCATAGGCTTTCTCCTTTAATTTAAGATTTTGTGATTATGTCGCCGTTATCATTTTCAACTAGTTGAAAAGTAAAATCCTGCTGTAACAGTTCGTTGATGCCAGCATACGGTGTACCGTAACCAGTCACGATAGCCCTAAACTCGTAAGTTGAACTCGGCGAATCGGGTGTAATAACTTGATAATTACTCTCTGTCTCGCTGTCATACTCAGTCACTAATGAAGATTGAGAAGTGTCATCAGTATAAAACCTTAGTGTAAAAGTAATTTCCGGCGGTTCACCAATACCATGTACATAATGCCTTATTAAATCGTCAATCGTAGTATCTTCAACTGTGCTTTTCTGTGTGTTTATCGTAGGCATATCAGTTATACCTGCAATTTTTGTGAACACCTCAGGTGAAGCACCGTCACCTTTTTGCATCTGAATCCCCTTGCTGTGCACTCCCTTAGGATCAGCCATTTTGTATCACCTCGCTTTATATATTTTCCGTGTACGGAATTATAAAATCTGTTGTTACTCTGTAAACTTCTGTTGACTCTTCAAATAAATCCCTTTCAGAATCCATCATTATCCCGCCTGTATGTGTACCGCTCAAATTTCCTTTGAAACCGTCCAGAGAAAGTCTGACTTGATCAGCCAAACTTCTCACAGATCCGTAACTGTCGCCCCAAATGTCTATTTGAAACCTTGCAAACACCCAGCCAGTCGGACCGGATAAGTCAGGGTTTCTTGGTGAATCTACCCGCTGATAAGTCAATGCAGGCAACGTGTACCCTTGCGGAAGTTTCAAAGGATAAACATCAACACCTATATCATCAATTAATTTGCTTCTGAGTCCTGTCTCTATACTCAATGATCTTCTCCTTTATTTCTAACAGCCGGAAGTAAACTAACTTTTTACATCTCGGACATTTAATTTCTACTTCTATTATCTCACCCTTATAAAGTAATTTGTTGCAATAAGGGCATCTGTTTTGCTTCATTTCGCCAACTTCTTACGATACGACTTACTCATTGAACTATATTTTTGATTCATCTTTTCGCCTTCTTTCTGCAATTTTTTTGCCATTTGAGTTGCCATCTTTTTCATTACTTCATTATGGTTCTCATCAAAAGCAGGCCTAAAAAAAGGCTTTGCAGGCATACTGCCTGTATGTGTTATCGTTACCCACTGTCCCGGATTAATTTGCACTTCTTTCTCTTCATCAAGCTTTCTCGGTCCTGTACCATATTCAACCAGATGAGCATGAGCGCCTGCTTTGCTTGTATAGACAAGATAAACACCATGTTCACCTTTCTTTTTCTTAGTCTTTATTGAATCGTACAAATCACCAGTCTTGTAGGAACCGTTTTGTTTCAAATTCTTTTTTGCTGCCTTCTTAACAACATTTGCACCAGAAGACGCAACACTGTTGACAATACTTCTCTGTATTCTTTCAGGGAATTCATCTAAAAGTTTTCCTAATGCTTTCCATCCGTTGATCTCGGCTTCTAAACTCATGTTGTCACCTTAGCCATTATTTCTAAACCTTCACGCCTTCCGATCTCACGAGGCGCTCCGGTTATTTGATAATTCTGACCGTCGTACTGTATTCGCATTTCAGAAGTAATTCCATCCATATACCTTATTGTAAAAGTCTTCTCAACTTCTGAAATTTTTCCTGCTGACCATGTTTCCCTTGCGCTCTGCTGTTTTACATCAGCCCAAACCGTTGCAAAGTCAGTCCATGTCTGAACCGTTTCACCGTAACTGTTTGTTGTTTCGGTGAAGTTTTGTATTGTGATCTTTCTATCCATACGTGCGGAGATCATTAAAAACTCCAAACTTTGTACGGAGTAAGTAACGAATTTATCGCAGACTCTAATTTCTCTGCATAATCTTTCTGTGGTCTGTCAAACAGCAGTTCAACATGCATTTTTATTGCGCTTTTTATCGCTCTCGGTATATTTGCAGTATAATCAAGCGGGCTTCCTTCCGGCTCATACCCTGCCTTGTAAGTTACTTTAACCGGATATTCATCAGGGTGTAATGTAGCTGTAGGCCAAGACTGTCCATATCCGAGTATAATTTTTGATGCATCTGATACCACAGAATATATAGAAGCATCTACCGTACTTGTGTTACCGTCTGTGTCTGTATATTCAATCGAGTCCACACTTATCACAGGCGGGTAAGGCAAATCAAAATTATGCCAGTCTTTATATTGTGCTTCCAATGTTCTCTGCACTAAAGCACGTCCGGTTATCTTTTCAACGTATTCTCTTGCAGCAGTTATCAGTTCTCCGAGAATAGTATCAAAATCCGCAGTTGTAATTCTCAAGTGATCTTTAACCTCGCTGACTGTTATAGGTTCAACCGTCGGAGCAGTCTTAACGTTTATAATCATCTAATACCTCCCACGGTTTCGGCTTACCATGAAAACATACAATCTTTGCATTAGGCTTTATCCCTTGTTTTTTGTAACTTACTACAGCGCCCGGACAAACTTTTTGCCAGTAACGATAGTTCTTTAAATTCCTTTCTATAAAGCCCTGATCGCCCCAGTATCTCGGATTTGAGTTCTCTTTTATGTGACCTTCCGGGTCTTCCTTAAATTTTTCAAACAGGCAATTCATATCACCACGCCAACTCATCACGCCTGAACCCAAGTTTCTTATATGCGGGTTAAAGTCATGTATGCCGATAAATTTATATTTTTTAGCTGCTTTTATTAGACAACTTAAATCACCGAAAGGCACACAAGACAAATCAATATAAAGAACCGCTCCCTTGTGTTTAAACGCCTCGATCTTTGACCAATGTCCAGGCACGTCTAATTCAAAACTGTCTATCACTTCAACAGGCACATCAGGCGCATACTTAGCACAACGTCTTTTGAATACATCAACGCATTTTTTAGTATAACCGTTGCCTTCTTTAAAGATCGTTAATATCTTCAACCGTGCCTCCAATGCTCCGGCTCTATCCATTCGTCAGCTAACTTAGTATCAAAATTTAAGCCTAATTTACTAAAAGCTTCTTTTACATCTAAATAATCGCCTTCAACGACCTGATTAGTCCAAACATCAACTACAGGCAAACCTTGTTCCCTCAAGTCTTTCATGATGCCCCAGTTATAGTCTATCGTTTTCCTATTCGGGTTAAATCCCACTGCAGCTCTGCTTGCTTCAATTTGCTTTCTCGGTCTATAACAACAAACAATTGCTTTTATATCGTCAACATTGTGCCAATACTGTGACCAACGTTCAGCGCCACACCTAGCGCCCCATATTTCATTATTCCAACCTTCTTTAGTTAATTGTTTTTTCCATTCAGCATCAAAATTACTCGTCTTAATTTCACCGTTATAAACCTTTTTAAGCCATTTATTTTCAAAAAAACCTTTCGGATTCATTTGATGCGGTCCCACACAGTCACCAAAGAATACTCCGTGAACAGCAAAAAGCCCGGCAGTCATGCTTGTACCGCTCCGGCTTGCACCAATGATAAGAACACCGCTCATATAAAATGCTCCAGAGGAACTCTTTTGAAATAAGGTAAAGCCGTTTCTCTCGTAGCATTAAAAACCTTTATATTTTCTGCGACCAAGTCATTGTATAAAGTCTTAAAATCACGCTTCCAATTTCCAAACGTATGTTCAACCGGATTACTCAAACCGTTTCCATGATCTTCATGCCAATGCGCTCTATCATTTGTCAACTGCATATCGAAACCTAAAAGTATCATTTCTGTATAGCCAAGCAAATAAGCAAGATTTATCGCCTGATACCCCGAATTCCCGGAAGTGTTTAAAACAGGCCACTTTTTACTTAATCCTTGCCTTTCGCCTCGCTGCATCTGTTTGACTCCTTTGATCCCTTTATCGCTCGGCTTTGCTTTTAAGCTATATTTTTCAGCATCAATTTTCACAGCGTCCGGGTGTGCTTGCCACCACTTTGTATCACAGGCATAAAGATAGTCTAACGTTGCTATCTGATACGCATTGTTAATACCAAGCAGGGTCAAGCCCGCCCCCTCACAAAGACTTACATCTTTATGAGTCAAGGACGGACCGCCACCAATTATTACTATCATCCAGCAGCAGGTTTCTGTAATGCTTCTTTTACTACCGTAACACTTACCGGAGTAGCTCCCGGTGTGTCAGCAGCAGTTGCAACAACACGAACATAACGCTTACTACCTATGTAGCCAACGCTGTAATTAGCGTCGTCTTCATCTGCTGCATCAATCGTTGCAAACACGCCTGAGCTTGCAGAGCCATCATTGTTGCCATAATCCAAGAGCATATCACCAGCGTCAACAGCAGTATATGTACTGTCATCGTCAGATTCTTCAAGTTTAAATGTCCAACTCGGAATCGGTGACATGCCTATATTTGTTATTGTTCCTATTGAACAAATAACAGTTGCTGCGGAATAACCCTGCAAATCAACACCCGCAGAAGGTGTTTCAGTTGCAGTTACCGTCTTGCAAAAAAGCAGTTCATGAACTGCATGAGAAATTCTGTCTTTTAACATTTACGCACCTCTTAAAAATTTATTTACGCTGTATAAAATCTGAGCAGTTTAAGTGCATCAAAATTTACAACATCGCCACCGACACGCTTAGTTGTGTAGAATTTGACATAAGGCTTATTCGTAAAAGGATCTCTGAGAACTCTTATGCCTATTCTATCAACAATCTGATAACCTTCGCCAAAATTACCGAAAGCAACCGAAAAGCTCTTACTGGCTATGTCAGGCATGTCATCAAACTCTACAACAGGAAAACCTAACAATGTATCTCTACCGTTGCCCGAAAGATCAGGTATGAGATAATAATCATCATTAGAATTTTTGAGAGTTCTGATAGTAGCCTTAGTGAATCTGTTCATTGTAAACACAGCGCCTTGCCTGTATTGAGACTTCAATTTTTGTTGAAGCTGTATCAGGCAATCAGCCGGTCCGGAGCCAGCAGCTTTAAAACCACCGTCTTTGCCTGTGAATACATACTGCAATTTACCCCATGCTCTTGAAGCATCTTCAGAAGTAGTTGCGCTTGAACTGTAATTGAGAAAACCTCTCGGCTTCATTACACCGTTACCGTTTACAAATCCGGCATTCTCAGTTCTAAGCAGTATGTTTGCAATCTTATTGCTCAACCAACCATCAATATCAAACTGTGCATCATCAAGCATCTTTTGAGTTGTTTGAGGCTGTGCATACTGTTCATGCACCGGGATCTCATGCAAACCAACCTTAGGAGTTGCGGTTGTACTTCTTGATTGAGTTTCGCCAACCCAACCGCCGGAAGTAGCTTCATCAACATCCTTAGGGATTTCAAGTCTGTCTGTACCAATCGTCATTACATCTGCAAGCTGTCTTACAGGTGATGTTTCGAACAGTCTTGTTATTACTCTGTTAGCTGTGCTTGCAGGCACCCATTGACCACCGTCTGGATCAGAACCAACAGAAAGCGAATTTTTAATATCATTGTTCAGAGATTTATCGCCTCTGCGCAGGTAATAGTTGAACGCTTGCTTATAATTCTTGTAAGTTTCAACGTCAACTTGCGAATCCTCGACAGGTTTGTCATACATTGTGCTAAAAAATTGCTTAGCTTCGTTATGCATGTCCACATCGCTTGGCCTGCCATTAGCACCTAAACCTTTTTGTTTCATGTCAGCTTCGAGATTATCAATTCTTTCTTGATTTTCTCTTTTTGCTTCTTCAATCTTGCTTTCAATGTCTGTTATAGCATTGTTCGCTTTGTCAACTTTTTCCTGCAAGACAGGATCAACACTGCCTTTTTGCTCAAGCGCTTTAATCCGCTGATCATTCGCCTCTCTGAATTCATTAAAGGCTTTGTTAAGATCGCCAACAAGCTCTTTTACATCTACACTCATTTTACACCTCTTCTCATATCATTTGTAAGTCTAATTATTGACGCCCATGAATCATCTTCATCCAGGGCTCTTTTACCTTCTGCATAGAAGGCCTTTGCTTGTTGCCTGCTCATCCCTGCGTCTCGCAGTGCTTGTTCAATATCCTTCGGTTTCAGCGTCTCGCTGTCCTCAGATACTAACAGCTTATCAGGCACGTTATTGAAAACCGACAGATCAAAATAATTTTCTGCCGGATTCTCTTCTACAATACTATCAACCAAGCCAAACTCTTTTGCCTCAACATCGTTGAACCATGTTTCATCTGCCATTGCTTGTTTAACTTCACTCAAATCTTTACCGCTTTTTTTAGCATAGAACTTAGCGATCTGATCACTTACTTTATCTAACAGCCCAGCCTCTTTCCTAAAATCTTCTGCTGAACCTATCGCAATAGAAAAAGGCTCGTGAATCATTAAAAAAGCGCCTTCTGACATGCTCACCGTATTTCCGGCCAGAGCGATATAAGAAGCTGCACTTGCTGCCACACCGTCAACGATTGTGTCAGTCCTATCTTGTCTTTCTTTTATTGCGTTAAAAATAGCGGTTCCATCAAAAACGCTTCCTCCCGGTGAGTTTATCCTCACCAACACATCGCCCTCTATATCTTTTAAGTCTTTAATAAAAGTCTCTGCCTCAACACCAAGCCAGCCAATAGCGTCATAGATATAAACCTCAGTGACATTCTGCTTATTCTGTATTTCATAGCCCGGCTTACGCTTAGCAAAAGGATATTTATTCCACATCATTATTACCTCCCGGCGTAATATTCGGATTCAAAAATTCGTCCCCACCGTCATAAGGATTCATATTTTCTTTCTCTCTTGCCTCGTTCGGGTTAATTATTCTGTTCTGAATTAATTTGCCATAAGCATCCACACGACTCAGCAAGTCAAGTCTTTCTATCCCTTGTCTTACAAATTCAACATAATAACGACCACGCTGTTCCTGATTAAGAACCTCTTGATTATAAACCTGTTCCCAAACTGTCAGCCACGGATCAAGGCTAAACTTTAAAAAAGACAAAACCAACTCTTTCGCACTTGCAAATGTTGAAGTCGCATCACTATGATATAAAAGTATCGGCGGCACGTTTAAAAGCCGTGCTGCCTCTGCAACTTGGAATGACCTGATTTCAAGATACTGAGCCTTTTCATTATCAGTACCTAACTGATTATAAGATGCATTATTATCTAATACAGCAGTCTTATATTTATTGTCACCACCAAAGGTCGTCTGCCAACTATCCCGGATTTTCTCTATATCTTCCTGTGACAAATTCTCCGGGAAAGACAATAAACCACCGGGAATAGCACCATTGCCAAACAACATTGCACCATGTCTTTCGGCAGCTATGCACATAGCAATCGATTCCGGAGCTTCTTTTACGATCCCAATTCCTGTTATACCGTCCTCAGTCTTTGGCCCTATATGTAAAATATCTTTTCTTGTGTATTCTTTTTGAATCCCGGAAGGCATACGCACTTTATATCTTATTTCAAAGTCATCGTTCTGCTCTATTTGAACACGATCAGGGTGAATAGGAATTAGCCTGTTCAAATATCCATTTACTCGAATTTTAAAAGCATAAGCATTGCCACGCAAAACAACGTGTCTTTGCATCATGTATCTAAACTTATAAGCATCTTGATATTCATTCGGTTTTTTATGTATGAAATTATATTGTCTATGTTCTTTTGCTTCTCGTCTGCTACCGTCCGACTTCTTTTCGTAAAGCTTTAAAGGAAGCATACCAACCATATCAGAGACTAAATTAACACCACGATTGATAGCGGGAACTGTCATTGCTTTTTCGGGAGTTACATCTTTGATGGCTATTGTGTCGATACCACCTAATAAATATTTTGCCAACTCTTCAGAAGTGGTAATAGCCTGATTTTTAGGTTTTTTAAATGGCCACAAACGTAGCCCCCGCTTTTGTCATGTGCGTATTATATAGCTGGAATAAAAAAAATGAAAGGTAGTAAACCCCTATTTAAAGGAGTTTAACCCCTACATATAGGGGTTATTTGTTTAAAGTCTTACGGTAATATTCAAAACTGTTTTCATAATTTTGATAAGTGTTGAAACGAAATCCGCACTCATAGCATTGATGTCGACGTTTTCGCAATTCATATGTACCTTGATACGGATATTCACTATCAACTTGTTTAGCATTTGCTCCACATATCGGGCATTTCATAAGCACCTCATATACTTATTACGCCATGCTTAACCGTGAAACTCTCAGGTTTTTTGACAACTATATCTCTATTTTTCAAACCTAATGCCATAGTTAAAGCAATAGCGCCATCAATTCTGAATCTTGTTTTGCTCTTGTCAAGCTTCCTATTCCCCGCTGGATCAGTCAAAACCATAGCGTTACTAATATTCCAAGTCAGGACAGGGTTGCCGTCATGTTCAAGTTTCTTTTCAAGCACTGACGTTTCCAAATTATCAACCGCCGGAGACATATCCTTAAAGCCTTGTCCCCAGTTGACAAGCCTCAGACCGTTCTTCATTTCATCTTTACCATCGATATATGCATCAATACCGATAGCTGTTAGCTCTTTCAATAACGTTTCAATTCTCCACCTATCATAAGCGAGTCCGATAACTTCATACTTACTGAATATTTCACCTATTTTTTGCGCAATAAAACCGTAATCGATAGCTCGACCTTCAGGCGCTTCAATATAACCTTGCTGCACCCACGTCCGATACGGTACACGATCACGGCGCTCATGTTCGTCAATCCATGCTCTCGGTTTCCAGAACCACGAATCAATCCTGTCATTATCTTTTGCGGATACTGCAACCAATGCTGACAAGTCCGTTGTACTTGACAAATCCAAACCTAAAAAGACTTGTTCACCTTCTTCAATAGTTCTGCCAGTCCTACATGAAGTCCATTCAGCTCTCGGTATCAACGGAGCTTTAGCGTCAATACGTTGATTCAAATATAAATTTCTAAATGTCGATTCAAAAGAAGGCATTTCATTTGCACGTTTCGCATGCTTCCTAAAATCAGCCTCTAATCTAAAATCACCCAGAGCAGGATTAGCTTGTTTCCATACTTTAGGATCAAAAACATTTTCCGTATCCTCAGGCACAGCGTACAACTCAGCTATTATAGATTCATCCTTTTCGCTTAAACCATAGTCAATAAGTTGTGAAAGTATATGTTGTGGATCAGGATTTTGTGTTGAAATAACAAGCATCAAAGGTTCTTCTCTTGCACCCATAGCCGTGTCTAAAGCATCATATAGATCACGGTTTTTAGCTTGACCTAACTCATCATAGACAACTACGGAAGGGTTATAACCGTGTTTACTTGAAGCCTCAGCAGATATAGCTTTATAAACAGATCCGTTGTTATAATTCACAACTGTTTTTGTACTCGCAACAATCGTCAAAAGCTCCCGCAAGTCTTCATCCATATCTATTATTTGCCTAACAATATTAAAAACAAGTGATGCCTGCTCACGCTCATTAGCAGCAGAATATATTTCACCGTTAAGAATAGACTCCGGTCCAACTAAATGCACGAGAACCAAGCCAGCGATCAAAGCAGTCTTGCCATTTTTCCGGGCAATGCTTAATATAGCCTGAGTTACAACACGTCTGTTATTTCTTGTCTTACCGTAAACCTTGTTGATAAATCGCTTCTGCCAGGGTCTTAATTTGAAATTCTCACCTGCTCCAATCCCTGTAGGCACTTTCAGTTGTTCGATGAAATCAATGATATCCTGGACACGCTTAGGATAAGCTATTTTTTACCTCCCTGATATTTTGAAAACTTGTTTTCCTTTCCTTTCGTCACTGACACCCTGCTGCGGCTTGAGGGTGTTAAACCGAATTCGGACATATACTTTAACATAATTTGCAGAGAAGTATTTGCTATACCAACCACAGGCGACTGTATTATAT